GGCTATTGCAACTTTTGTTGATAGTAATGCTCACAAAATGCAAGAGTGGCTTGAGAAGGTCGCTAATGGAGTCCAAACAGATGATGGTAAATGGGTAGTACCTCCATCACCTGATAAAGCGTTTACTATGCTACAACAAGTCATGGAGTATCACTTACCTAAACTTGCACGACAAGAAGTAGTAGGAGACGAGGCAAAGCCAATCCACTATAGGTTTTCATGGAAGAAGTCGTAGACATTGAACTGGACTATTGTCCAAGAGAAGTATTTCACGACTTTCACGAGAGAACTGAACGATGGGCTGTGATAGTTGCACACAGGAGAGCAGGCAAGACAGTTTGCGTACTGATGGATACTATTTATAGGGCATTGACAGAAAACAAAGAGAATGGTCAGTATGGGTACATAGCACCTTACTACGCACAAGCCAAAAGCATTGCCTGGTCATACTTATTAAGATTTAGTGAACCTGTACGCAAGACTGCTAATCAATCTGAATTATGGGTAGAGTTAATCAATGGTTCAAAGATACGACTATTTGGGGGAGACAATCCAGATGCTTTGAGGGGAAACTACCTAGATGGGGTAGTTCTTGATGAGATGGCTGATATGAAACCAAACCTTTGGGGTCAAATTGTGAGGCCGTTACTATCAGATCGACTAGGATGGGCTACTTTTATAGGTACACCTAAAGGGCATAACGGATTCTATGACATCTTTAGCAAAGCAGAGCAACAAGATAATTGGTATGTGAAAGTCCTTAGAGCAAGCCAAACAGGCATATTACCTAGAGATGAACTAGATGATGCTAGGTCTATGATGACAGAAGATCAATATGAGGCTGAGTTTGAGTGTAACTTTGAGTCTGCTATCTTAGGTGCATATTATGGTAAAGAGATGCGTATGCTCACAGATCAAGGCAGAATAACGACAGTTGAGTATGATCCTTTGTTTCCATGCCATAGTTCGTGGGACTTAGGTTACAGCGATGATACTGCTATCTTCTGGTTTCAAGCTGTGCATGGTGAGATACGAGTCTTAGATTATCACTCAAGTAATGGTGAGAACATTGATTACTATACAAACCTCATCAAGTCTAAACAACTAGAATATGGGTACAAATATGGTACTCATTGGCTACCTCACGATGCTAGAGCCAAGACTTTAAGTAGTGGTGGAAAGTCAGTAATCGAGCAAATAGCTACGAAAATACCTATAGAAACGCTTAAAATAGTACCAAATCTGTCATTACAAGATGGAATACAAGCATCAAGGATGGCATTACAAAGGGCTTGGTTTGACACTAAATGTCAAGAGGGTATAGAATGTCTAAGACAGTATCAAAGAGAATATGACGAGGACAAGAAGGTTTTTAGGGATAAACCTAGGCACGATTGGACATCACATGGTGCAGATTCTTGGAGATATTGCTCGATTGCGTACAAGGAAGAAGAAAAACCAATCTTGAAAGACCACTCGATCAAGGGGTTATATGTAGGACAAACAGATGTAACTTTGAATGAAATGTGGGCAGTATCGCCTAAACCTAGGAGTGGAAGAATATGAATCACGATTATACGGATTGGTATAACAGAATACTTAGCTACGAGAGAGCCTTTAAGAAGTGGGAAGGTAGAGCAGATAAGATACTAAAGCGTTATCGTGACGATTCAAGAACACAGAACAATCCAAATGCTAGGTTCAACATTCTTTATAGTAATGTCCAAACAATAACTCCAGCTATCTTTGCTAGACTTCCTAGACCTGATGTAACTAGACGATTTAAAGACAACGATCCGATTGGTCGAGTAGCTTGTACGCTATTAGAACGAGCATTAGATTATGAGTTAGAACACTATTCAGACTATAAAACAGCAATGGATAGTGCAGTATTTGACAGAATGATTGGTGGTCGAGGTACTGCATGGGTACGCTATGAACCACATATTGTTGCTGACGAACAGGGTTTACCTGAAGATGGTCTACAGATTACAGAAGATACAGATGAAGATGAATCGCATAAAGCGATGATTTCTGAAGCACCTGAAAGAATTGAGTACGAATGTGCACCTTGCGATTATGTCCATTGGAGAGACTTTGGTCACTCAGTAGGTAGGACTTGGGAAGAAGTAACTTGGGTATATCGTAAAGTCTATATGAATCGTGATGCTTTAGTTGAACGATTTGGCGATGACTTAGGCTATCAGATACCTTTAGATACAAAGCCTGAAGAAGGTAAGACTTACTCACAGAATCAAAATATGCGTGAACAAGCGTGTATTTATGAAATTTGGGATAAAGAGTCTGGTGATGTATTGTGGATTTCTAAAGCGATGGGAAAGATTCTCGATGAGAAACCTGATCCATTAGAGTTAGAGGACTTTTGGCCTTGTCCAAAGCCTTTATTCTCAAACATAACTACTGAGAACTTAGAGCCAATACCTGATTTTACGATGTATCAAGATCAAGCCAAGGAATTAGATACCCTTGCAGATCGTATTGATGGACTAATTAACGCACTCAAGGTACGAGGAGTCTACGATGCTAGTGCATCTGAACTCAATCGACTGTTCTCTGAAGGTGAGAATAACTCGCTATTACCTGTTAAGAATTGGGCAGCGTTTGCTGAGAAACAAGGACTCAAGGGTGCTATCGACTTAGTAGACATTACACCTTTTGCGTCTGCTTTGATGTCATGTTATCAAGCTATGGAACAAGTAAAGTCCCAAATTTACGAGATTATGGGAATTGCTGACATTCAAAGGGGTCAAACAGACCCTAATGAAACACTAGGTGCTCAGATAATTAAGAGTAATAACGCTGCTGGTCGATTAAAGACTATGCAACACAATGTCGTAAACTTTGCGACTAAGATTCTAAACATCAAAGCACAGATTATCTGTAGACACTTTACTGAAGAAACGATAGTAAGGATAAGTGGTGCAGCACAGTTATCAGATAACGATAAACAACTTGTACCTCAAGCATTAGCACTACTAAAAGATGAGAGTGCAAAGAATTTTAGGATAGAAGTTACCTCAGATTCAATGATTTACCAAGACGAGATGCAAGAAAAGCAAGATCGTATGGAGTTCTTGAGTGCAGTAGGTAATTTCATGCAAAACATCATACCTTTAGGACAAAATGCACCTGAATTAGTACCAATGGCGATGGAAATGCTCAAGTTTGGTGTTACAGGATTCAAGGTTGGTAAGGGTTTAGAGGGTTTAATTGATGAGACTGCAGATAAACTCAAAGAAATGGCTAAACAACCTAAGCAACCTCAGCCTAATCCTGAGATGATGAAGATTCAAGCACAAAGCCAGGCTAAACAAGCTGAAATGCAGATGATGTCTCAGTTAGAACAAGCTAAGATGCAACAACAGATGCAAGTTGAGCAACATAAACAAGAGATGCAAGCACAAGAGAATACGCTACGCAACCAGTTAGAGGCTCAACGACAGCAAATGGATCGTGAAATGGAGATGAAGTTAGCACAAATGAAGATGATGACAGAGAGGAACACACAGATTCTTCTCGCATACATTAACAATGGTGCAAAAGTTGAAGTTGCTAGAATTGGTGCATCAACAGATGATGGTTCACAAGCGTTTGCTGAATACCAAAACGATGCTGACATGATGCAAGCACAAGAGCATCCTTTAGCACCTATAGCTAACGCAATTAGTCAAGGTAATAACCAAATGACTAATACAATAGGACAGTTAATAGGTACTTTACAACAACAACATGAGGCAACAAACAGACCAAAACAAGTTATTAGGGATGAGCAAGGCAAAATTGTAGGAGTCCAATAATGGCTATTACAGTTAAGCATAGTAAAGTCTCTACGATCCCTGATGAGGCAGATACAAGCCTAGTAAGACCTAGTGATTGGAACGCAGACCATGTATTAGTAGGTACTATCCCTGTTATTAATGGTGGAACTGGTCAAACTACTGCTAATCTTGCGTTTAATGCACTTGCACCTAGTCAAACAGGTAATACAGGTAAATATTTAACAACAGATGGCACAGATACTTCTTGGTCAGTAAATCCTCTAGGGACTGTAACAAATGTTTCAGGTACGACTCCAATAAGTGTAGCTACAGGAACAACAACACCAGTTGTTAGCTTAGATTCTGCTTATGGTGATACACAGAATCCTTATGCAAGTAAAACAGCAAACTATGTATTAGCATCACCTAATGGAAGTGCAGGAGTGCCAGTATTTAGAGCATTAACATCAACAGACATTCCTACACTAAGTTATGTACCTTACACAGGTGCAACAACAGCAGTAGATTTAAATGCTAAATCTTTGACTAATGTAAGTAATTTAGGCATTAATACTACTACTGTACCAACTATTAAAATTAGAGCAATAGGTGATAACAATTCATCATCAAGAATTGCAATGCGTGGGTATTCAAGTGATACCAATAGTTCTGCTATTCGTGTTACTAAATTTAGAGGAACTGTTGCTGCACCACAAGCACCACAAAGCGGTGATAGTTTAGGTAAGTTTGAGTTAGCTGGATATGGTACGACATCTTCTGAAGGTTATCCACAAGCATCGTTTGAAGGTTTAGCTACAGAGGCTTGGGGTGCTACTGCTAGAGGTACAAAAGCTGTAATTAAAGTAACTCCTAATACTACGATTACTCAAGTTATTGCTCTTACTATTGATCAAGATAAATCAGCCACATTTGCAAGCACAGTTACAGCAACATCATTTAGTGGATCAGGTTCAAGTTTAACTGGAGTAGTTACATCTGTAACAGGTACAAGTCCTGTAGTCTCAAGTGGTGGTGCAACACCAGCGATTAGTATGCCTGCAGCCACAACTAGTGTTAATGGTTATCTAACATCGACTGATTGGACAACATTTAACAATAAGTCTAATACAAGTGGAACTGTAACTAGCGTAAGTGGTACAGGTACAGTATCAGGTATATCACTAAGTGGTACAGTTACGACTACAGGAAGTCTAACCCTAGGTGGCACATTAGATTTATCTAGTCCTCCTACTATAGGCAATACAACAGCAAATACCATAAATGGTACAACGATTACAGGGACTAAGTTTGTAGGTATATCTGGTGGGACTTTCTAAATGTTTCAAGCTGCTTTCCAAGTCAATGCTTTTCAAAATACAGGGTATCAAACAACTAATCCTGTACCTGAAATGGATATGCACGATGGTATTACTAAGGAAGAACTAAGAAGGATTCGAGCATTACTCAAGAAACGACAACAAGCAGAGAATGAACGCAACAGATTAAGAATTGAGAAGATAAGAGCAAGAAAAGAGGCATTAACTAACTTAATTGACCCAAAAGAAGTACGCAAAGTCATTGAAGTTAAAGTAAAATCTATACAACCAAAGATAGACAAAGTCGATTTTGACATTCAATCACTTGAAAATGAACGACAGAAACTTATTTATGCAATTAATGCTCGCCAAGAAATATACCGACTTAATATGGAATTGGCTATTCAAAATGCTAAGGCTAGAGCAGACCAAGATGATGAGGAGGCTATATTAATACTTCTCCATTAAATCCTCATACCGAATACAAAAAGGCTTACGAGCATTTACACGCTGGTAGAT